TTATTGTCGAATGGTTCAAGATTTCAATCAGAGGCTTTATGACTCTGTTGCCAATTTGTCAACATGTTCTGCCCTGGGTTTTAATAAATTTGGGGGAGGATTGAATAAGTTGGCTGAGAAAATGAACCGGCATAAACATAAAGAAGAAGCCGATATGACGAAATTCGATGCACGTCAACCTGCTTGGTTGCGATATATGTGCTTGCGGTTTCGTTGGCGAATGATGAGGGATGAAGATAAAACCGAAGAAAATTGGAATCGATTGGAATATTATTATTCTCAATCAATTCACTCTAAGGTTGCTCTTGGTCTTGGTTGGATTTTAGACATTGACCATGGCATGAAGTCTGGTGACCCCAATACTTCCGCTGATAACACTTTGGTTCATTTCATTGTTCTGGCTTTATCTTACAGAAAACTTGTGAGCACGGATTATAACCACTTTCGTGAGAACCTCGAAGCTGCATTGTATGGTGATGATGAACTTCTCTCTATGAGTGATGAAATCGTTGCTGAATTCTCTGCAGAAGTTCGGGCACCGATTTACGAAAGTTGTGGTGTCACTATTAAGGTGAAATCTGTTAAGGCTTCTGACGATCTTGAAGGGTTAACCTTTCTTGGTAATCGTTTTAAGTTTTCTAGTGAAGCTGGAATATATGTTGGAACCCCTGTTGAGCCACGGAAACCTCTTGCTTCGTTGTTGAAACCTTCTGATACGCAGACTGCCGGGCAATCGCTCACTCGGGCGGTTGGGCTCCTTATGGAGTCTTACTGGCATGAGTATAATCGGGGGTTGATTCATGGATACGTTAAGCATTTGGTCAAGGGTGGTGTGAAAATGGATTTGCGGGTTAACTGGACTTCATATGAGGACAATTTTGACCTCTCTATGTTCAAAGGTAGGGTACCCACTTTGCGGGCTATCCATCGCCTTTGGACTGGAGAGGAGTAGTCCTCTTTTAAGCTAACCACAGCTTTAAATGTGGTCGTGTGTTCCTCGTTACGGAACTTGGCTATGTGAGAAGTCTGGAATTCTTCTTTCCAAAATGCGGGTCTTTTAATTGTAAAGCGATCGCAATCCCGCATAAAAAGAGAATTTATGGTTGATGTTGATAGTTTAACGTCTACCCTCACTCAAATCTTTTCAGTTATTACCACTATTATTATTCTAGTACTATGGCTCGTAAGAAGAATCAAAAGTCTGGAAAAGGGAGTAACAATAACAAACCTAACGTTGGGAAGGGTGCACAGGTCCCTCGGGGATCTGGAAAAGGGGTTGTCAAACAGTCTCCTCCAAATTCCCAAACGATCAGTCTCGGTTCCCGATTTGGACTTAAGAATGATGGAACGAATGGTGACGTCACAGTTACCGGATCCGAAATAATTGGTGTTGCTAACAACGCCAGCTCTGGTAGAATTATCTTTCTTGCTGATCTTAACCCAGTGACATGGGCTAGTTCACGAATTGCAAGAATGATTCCACTTTATGAGAATTATCGGATCATGAGTTTACGTGTCACCTATATTCCTTCTTGCCCAACTACCACTGGTGGTCTATTATACATGTATTATGACAGGGATGCTAATGATCCTCCCGTCGGAAATGTATCTGACCCCTCAAATTTGTCTCGCTTGATGGCTAATCAGAATGCCGTTGCTGGACAAGTTTGGAAACCTTTGGTTATGAACTATAAGACTGGTCCGTCGGACCAAAAAGGTTACTTTTCTGCCCCTGTTAATGATGCTGGGGATCTCAGATTAACTTCCCAGGGTATGGTTTATGCTTACTCTTCTGGAGCTCCACTAGCTGTTGCTGGGGGAATTTTTAAATTTGATTATGTAATCAAATTAATGACCCCAACCGGTGCTCCCCTCAACAAAGCTAGTGTTTCCCCATGGACTTATTCTTCTTTCATTAATCCTAGCTCCGCACCCACTTATCCTTACAATCCAGTAATGGATCAGTGGACTCCTGTTGTTAGCGCACAAACCTCTTTATTGGAGACGGTTGTTGAAGTCCTAGTAGAGTTGGATCAACTCGTTACTATGGCTGGTACAACTAGAACCATCCCGGCTTATACTCCGGTATATTACCGACAGTTGAGTACTATTGGTTGGGTCGGTTATTTGGGTTTGTCTGCTGCAATTGCTGCTGGCTCTGATTATTTGTATAATGCGAATTCCGCCCTTAGTACTAGTGGGTGGTTACGACTGTTGGTTAACTTAGCATCCAATCTTAATAGA